TCGCCACCTTCGTCTGGAGTAATAAACCCAAAACCTTTGGTTTCATTAAACCACTTTACTTTACCTAATGCCATATACTGCTACTACTTTCTGTTTTAATTTACTGATTTACAATTACTTTGTGCAAGTTCTTGTTCTGGTTATTGTGCCGTCTGGATTTTGTGTTTCGGTCCATGGGCTACAATTTGTGTCAACTGACTGTTGTTGAATAATTACGGTCGGTGGAGGCGGTTGTCGTGATGCTTCGTACACAATAGCACCTCCAATGATTGCAGGAACCATCCACACCCATCCGCCACTATAGCCACGTTGCCAATGACCACCATGGTAATGGCCATGTCGGAAATGCCCCGGTTGAGCAAACGCGGCTGTGGTGATTGTCATTAATACGACCAAAATAATTTGTTTCATATTTCTATCCTTGCATACACATAATGTATTATACTACATTCTGTGTGTATTTACTATCATTTTGGTTCTTTTATCCAGGGTTTTTTACGATCGCTAAAAGTAATTGGCTTGTACTCATAGTCCTCTGGACAAAATTTGCATTGATCAATTTGATTGTCGATTGTGTCAATAAACTCTTTGCCACGCACATCAAACTCATCAATGGTCAACGGTCGATAGCTGTGTAGTACAGCACGGTCTTGTTCGGTTATTTCAAAATGGTATTGATCGTCAAATTCCGGCATAAGAGCGGCAGGACCGCACTTGTAGATTTTACCATTGATCATGTGATAGTTTTTAAATCTGCGGAACGTGCAGTTTTCGTGTGCCCGAGTAGGATCACTTTGATACAGTGTGTATTTGCCATCTGGCAGTTCAATGATGTTACTCTGCACAAACTTATTGCTCATCCAGGCATGAATTTTTATTTTATTACTATTAATAAATTGATAGTCGCTACCTATTGGATCATTTTTGTGTTGAGTTTCAACCACTGTTGGGCCTAAAAAATTACGCACACGAGTAAATATTTCTTCTTGATCGTCGGGATTGTGTATGCTAATTCCCACCCAGTTGCCTGTGCCGGGATCTAGTGCTTCTGTTAATCCTTTGACACAGTCAATTCGTGTACCGTTACTCTGTACTTGAGTGCCCGAATGGTCTGGCCATAGTTTGTTAACGCCGTTGATCCATTTGATAATGTCAGGATTAAGCAAGGGCTCTCCGCCAAGGATCACAGGATGACGTATGTCTATTTTTTCTGCCCATCGGGTGAGAATAGGTTCTGCTTCGTCCCAACTTTGCCAGCCGCTGAATTTATAATTGTTGTAGCGATTACAACCGTTGCAGGTTAGGTTACACACGTTGGTGATGTAGAATTCTAACTTGTCGATCAAGATTCGGTTTGTCATGTAGCGATATTTAATGCCAGTGACTGGCGAGAGTATTTTATTGGCGACGTTTCAATGCTGCTTTGGCATTGCTGTCAACAACTTCACGTGCTTGGTCAACACTCATACCTGTGGTGGCTTCGGTGTTGCCTTTGAATCTCACTACACCCGAGTTTGGTTCCAGTGGTTCAAGCAAGTTACTCAATGGTTCACGACTGATCATGTCACCTAGGTTCTGTTCAGTTACGTTAACGCCCATTGACTGTGCCAAGTCAACGAAGGCTGCTTGACTGATTTGTTTTGAGGCTGCTTCGTCTTGGGCTCTGTCGCTGAGAAACTGACTCAGCGCCGCTAGTTTAAGGGCGTTGTTGGCAGACTCATCAAACTCACGCAGACGCATTATCTGCGCTCGCGACCTAGGCCGGCGGCAGCAGGCTCTTCAAGATCTGCTTCTGCGTCGGCAGCAAGTGCGTCTAATTCTGCACCAGGCTCAGGAGGCAACTCGGCACCCATCTCAGGTGCAGGAGCAGCGCCTACATCAGGAGCAGTTTCACCAGGAACTACAGGTGCCTGGCCTGTTACTGTGCCCATAGCAGTTTCTAATTGAGTCTTAGATTGCTGTAGGTTCTGTACCATTCCGCCCAGTGCGGCTGTGGCATCTGCATTAAACTTAGTAGCCTGGTCATATCCAATTTCATTGCGGATCTGATCAACCAATGCTGGCAAATCTTTGAACTGGATAGAAGTAACTTGCTCAATCATGCGCTGAACTTGATCAACCATGTCTTGACTGGCCAAGATAACCTGTGCTTGTTGCACTTCACTCTCAGACAAACGACGACCTGTTCTGCGACGGCTTTCAGCAGCCATTGCGGCAGACAGTGCAGCGCCTTGTACCATTTTCTGTTCGTCTGGCGACAGTGTCTGACCGGCAGCACTCTTGGTCATTGCGGCCTTGAGTTTAGGGTCAGAAATTTTACTGAGAGCCTGTTTTGTTTTGTTAGGATCTGGCATGCCCATTGTTGTGTCTGCCGGAATCTCTTCTTTGATTTTTTTAGTCAACACTTGTTCTAGCATTACTAGTTTCAAGTAGGCTGAATCTTGTTCACTCTTATGGAATGCAGGTGTGCGGCGATGCTCGCCCAGTAATCCACGCACTCGACCCAACATGGCATGTGCTTGACGCTTTGAAATTGATTCAAAGGTAATGCTTTTACCAAAGTAACTTTCGAATACTTTAGCGACTTGTTTTGTTTGCGGCAGCACGGCCAATTCTTGCAGTTTCATTATCGAATCCTCGTTGTTGGTAATATTTAGCCCAATTCACACATTTGGCTAATCTATTTTCTATTTCTTTTTTCTTTAAAATCTTGTTTTCTAACTTGGTTAGAATGATTTCACGTTGATCGGCATTTTTGGTGCGATCACCAATGGCGGCTCTGGTGCCGATATCCACGGTTAAATGGTATAAATTGTTGTCTAATTGTATTAAATCGCGGGCTACATTGTACTGCTTAAACTTATCAGCAATGCACCAACTCAATGCTGATTTAGTAGTGTGAAAAACGCCAACATCAGTTAAGGCACAGTGTACTCTGTAGCCTAGACTTTCTTTAACAATGCTGTATTTTCCAAATACTGTGTAATCGCCGTCGGCATTCTTCCAGATGCTGTTGTGTTCTAGAGTAGGGAATTCTTTAAGTATTTCTCGGGAAATTTCTTTATCTATTTTCATTTGAAAACATAAGTTACAAGCAGCCAGCCGATGACTGCGGCCATAGAACCCATTGCGCCCAGACCCCATGAAATCAGTTGGTCGTTGCGTTTGGCAGCCATGTCTCTGACCATATCACGTATCTGAGCCACCATCTGCTCCAGACTGGCAATTTTAGTATCTACGTTGTCTAAACGCAGTTCCAATTGACTATAACGTTCTGCACATAATTCTACGTGTGCTTCTAGACTTTTTTTCTCAATAGCAGTGGTATCAACCATGTTGGGTCTCCAATGCATTATTTATGGCTATCGGAGCGAACCATATGTTCTGTTGGTGGCCATGAGTAACCAACACAGAAGACATTTCGGGTCTATTGTCTAGACCTAACAACATAGGAACACCTTCGGCATCGGCACGTAACACCGCAGTTAAGTCATCATCAGTTCCGTAAATGTTATCAGTTTCTGTTTCAAATTCGAACATCCAAGCACGATTTGATACATCTGCTGTGGGTTCTTGTATGCGGAACAACTGTGTACGGAGTCCTAATATTTGTGTTAGTGTTTCCCAGTTGCGCTGTTGATTCCTGGCGCGACTCCAGTCCAACTCGTCGGTTATTACATTGCCTGCGTGATCGCGAAAAGGAACACGGGCAGGTTTATAATGTCCTGTGACGCCGGTGGCAGTGATGTCAAAGAAAGTTTGTACTACAAATCTCATGGGTTCTTTTTGATCAATTCATACAAGACTTCAACTTTGTTGCATAGTTCGTTAAGTGCTACGCTGTTGTGACGTGATTCAAATATTTCTGCCCAGCGGCGTTTGTTTTCAAGTTCTTCGAGTTCTTGTTTTAGTTTGGGGTCTTGGTAGTGCAGGGATTTTGAACTGTTTCCAGGTTGGCGAGCATACACTGTGCGTCCGCCATCGGGACTTTCAAATATTGTTACTTCAGTTATTTTGCTTACCATCATGATGAAGTATTTAACGTCAAAAGAAAACCCTGGGTTTTATTCCAGGGTTTTTGCGTCAAAAACTATTTAGATTAGTTTGTGAATGTTGCTGTGGCAGCTGTGGTAACAGCGTAGCCTAGTGAAGCAGTCAATGCCACATCTAGATCTTCACCGTTAGCGTAGTTCCATGCACCAGTTGGGTATGTAGCCAAAGCCAATGTAGCTTGGTTAGAACCCACTGTTGTGAATTCATACATAGCAATTGTGCATTTAGTTTGAATAGTCAAGAATGCAATGCCCAATGAAGTAGCACTTACAGTAGCGTTACCAGTGAAAGTAACTGTACCGAAGTCTAACTTAGGACCTGCAACGTTAACTGTTGCGCCACTGGTTACTGTGTTAGCACCACTGTTCCAGCCTGCGCCGGGTGATGCAGGAACTGTGCCTGAGTCTTGATTAACAACTGGTTGAAAGTTGCCGTTTACTTGTGTAATATAAGCCATTTTTAAATCTCCTTAGTATATGGTCACGTTGGACCTGCAATTATTTATGCAACCAGGAAAAAAACTCCAATTAGGCTGTTTGATCTGGGTTGTTTAGGGCACGATTTCCGGCGCTAAAACCAAAGCGATTTACCAGTTTAGCACGACCTGCAGGAGTGGCCAACACCCAGCCTTCTTGTCCGGGTTGTTGGCGGTCTAACTGTGCTAACATTTCTGTTTTGATATCATGCAACAACAAGAATGCTGTGAATGCCGCAGTGATACCCGCCATGTTTGTACGTGGGCTTTGTAAGTATTCCACAATGTTGTTGAACTTGCGTGGCGTTACATTGGTTTTTAGCCAGTCGCCGAACCCGTGTAGTAAATTGTCGTAGTTGCTGGTGATTCTGGAATTGATGTAACGTTTGCACAACTGTGGCAAATCAGTAATGCCGGCAGCACGTAGGTCAACAGGATTGAACAAACTGTCAATGGCAGTGCCTTGTGTAGATATAATTTGACTCAGTTGTTTGACCAATTGAGCATTTAATTCAACATTGCGAATGTCTTTGACACTGGGTTCGATCAACAACAGGCCAGGAACTTCGTTCAGTGTGACCTGCTTGATTGCTTCAGGTGCGGCATCAACATCACGATAACGTGTGTGTACAGCAACACCTACTTCACTGCGGCCAATGCGCTGTCCCAGTTTGCTACTAGCCGGGATCTTGTATTCAACAAAGTTTGGACGGAACACATAAGCACCAGCCTGTTCGGGCGGAGTATCAGTGTACAACAAATCACCTTGTACAAACCCACGCATGTTTTCCGGTGTGGCCGCACGTAGCAGTGGAAATAACTTTTGATAAAGCCCAATTAGCTCTGTACGATCGCCGGATCGCATAGCCATCATTCTAGCAATATGCTCCGGCGATGTTGCTAGTCCGTCATAGCCTTTGGCACCAAAGCCGCTTTTGTCAGTGAGCACAAACGTGCCATCTGGCTTGCGACCAAATATGATTGCAGGCTTGCCGTCCCACTTCACTGTGGTTGTGCCGCGTGTGTCTTCGGCAGCATGGCGCATGATTTCAACTGCGTCGCGAATGCCACGTGTGCCTTTTTCAAACACTAGATCTTCCAAGTGTTCAATACGTGCATCTTTGGCGCCTTCCACAATCACTGCCATGCCTTGATTCACAATGCGATCACGCAGTCGACCTAGGAAGTTCACTTCGTTGTATTCTTTGTATACAGGCTCTTCACTTTCCATGAAAGGCACGCCAATCTTGGCAAAGTGTTCACGTGCATCTGCCAGCTTGGCATCACGCTTAGGATCATTTTCCAGTGCGGCCACAATGGTTTCTACACTGTTCAAGTCTGCTCGAGTTGCTTGTTTATTCAACAACAGTCGAGCAATCTTATCCGGGTCATCACTGATAACCTTGTTGGTGGCACGGTCAGCAATGCCTGCAGTTTGATTTAGTTTGTAACCCATGCTTTTGGCAATGCTGTTCATCAACACATTACGGTCTTGCCCACGATACGCACTGTCTGCAG